GCTCCCCCCCTTTGGTCTTTAGTTTGCTCAACCAGCTGCTTATCCCGTCAACAACCTTAGCTATTGCGTCTGATCCGCTGGTTTGCAGCGTCCCATATAAAGATGTGATCCCGCTGATCAGGCTCTCAATTATTTGCTCTCCAGAACCAATGATCATTGGCAAGGATTGCACCAGTGCCCCAACAATCGCTAGGATAATTTCTGGAACATACCCAACCAAAACCGGCAAAGCCTGCACAAGTCCATCCACCAAAGCGACAATCAGCTCTAAGGCTGCACCAATCAGTAAGGGCAAATTCTCAATTAATACAATTACTACCTGGGGAATAATTTCTGCGATTTTTGTCATCATCTGTGGTAAGGCACCAGCAATCCCATTGATGATCGTTACTATCATCCCCACTGCTGCTGGTATCAGTCGGGGGAGAAGTTCGCCAATTCCTGCTACTAGCGCCAGCACCACCTCTGTACCAGACTTCATTATCTCAGGCAATGCGTCCACCAATCCATTGACCAGCTGCATGATCAGCTCCGGCGCCGCCTCCAGCAATTGCACTGCCATTGACGATATGCCCTCAATCAGGCTCACCACAATCCCGATCGCCGCCGGAATAAGATTCGGCATCGCCGCAAGCAGCGCTGTCAGCAAGCCTTGTATCAGCCCAAGTCCAAGTTCCACCATCCCGGGCGCTTTTCCAGCCAGATCTGTAAAGATTGTCCCCAAAAGCTCTCCCAACTGCGGTCCGATTTTAGACATATCACCGTCAGATCCTGACAGTATGCCGGCAAGCTGCCCCATCCAGCCTTTTGCCATTCCAGTTATTCCCTGGAAGGTTGGCAGCATCGCCGCTGAAATTGTCCCCATCATCCCTTGCGCGCCCATCTTGAGCGAGTCCATCTCATCACCCAAGCTTTCCAGCCCCCTTACCGCGTCCTCTTCCATCACCGCCCCCATAGAATGGGCTTCTGTCTTCAGGGCGTCCATCTCTTCAGCAGAGGTATTGATCAAAGGAATCAGTTCCTGGTAGCTTTTACCAAATAAATTCTGTGCAATAATTTCTTTTTGTGTTTCATTCTCAAGCTGCCCGAGGGCATTTAAGGCTTCGAAATAAACATCGTTCGAGTCTCTCAAGGCCCCGCTGCTGTCTGTCACCGAGACACCCAGTGTTGCCATATCCTCCGCCATTGGCCCAACCCCGCTGGCGGCTCCTTCGATCACGTTCGTGAACTTGGACATGCTCTTTGTGATCGTTTCCACGTCCAGCCCCATCAGAGTCGCCGCGTAATCCAGCTCCTGGATCTGAGTGATGGTCAACCCAGTCTGTGCGGAAAGATCCACCAGCCCGCCGGCTGTCTCTGCGGACTTCATCACCATTGCCGTCAGCCCGGCTGCAGCTCCAACCGCGGCAGCTCCAACTGCGGCGACTGCCTTGCCTACCCCTGCCAGGGTGGTTCCAACCCCCTTTCCGATATCCTTCAGTGTGTCACCGAATTTCTTTGCCTCTTTTTCAGACTTTTTCGAGGCATCTCCAACCTTATCTACTTCCTTGGAGGTCCCGTCGGATTCATCGCCCATTTTATCTAGCGCCTGGGTCGAATCATTCAGTTCCTTCTGCATTTTCCCAAGGGTTTCAGTCTCTTTGTTCAGCTTGATTTCCAGCTCTTGCGCAGCGCGGCTCGTTGCACCCTTTTCAGCAGCAACTTTTTGATATTCCTCGCTGATCGACTGGACCTTACGCTCTTGAACCCCCATCTGGGCGGTAAGGCTCTGGATTCGCTTTTCCAACCCTTCGGAACTTTTTGTCCAATCTCCCAGCGTTGCCACGCCGGCCTTGAACTGGCTGTCCAACAACCTCAATTCCCGATTCGCGGAAGATATCCCTGCTTTAAAATCGGTCGAATCCAGGCTCATACTGGAATTTAATGCGCTGCTTCCACTGTTTTTAGCCATCAATCGACTCCCTGGATTGCATTACCACACATCCTCAGCATAGAGTTGTCTTCCTGGACCTTGCTCACCCTTGCTGGCAACATGTACTTAGAAAATCAAACAAACTGACCGCGTCTGTCCGGTCAATATCTGCCAACGACCAGCTGAAGTTCTTAATCAACATCAGCTGAATATCCATGAGCACTTCCACTGTATCGCGATCATCTCCAACCGCCTCCGGATCTACATCGGAGGCGGGTTGAGATTTGGGTTGTCGATCTTGCTCACGATCTGAGTGATCACAGTCATCACCTCATCCAACTCCGCGCCGTCCATCAATTCGTCCCTGGTGAACTTGTTGCCAAAAAAGGCCACTACAAAATCGCCCAGGTTGTCCACTACTTCCGGATCAATATTCTGAGGATCCTGCAACTCCTGGATCCACTTCTGGAGCTTGAAAGCCTCCTTCAGGAGGCGGAAGGGGATAAAACTCTGGCGATAAACCGCCTTTTCTTCATTGTCTTCGTCATACAGCTTCAATTCAATTGCAAACTTTTGCATACCAATTCCTTTTGAGCTTATTCTTCGGTAGGCGGAATAGGGTTGTATTCCATTCCGCCTTCAAAGTTATCATTGGCCCATTCTCAGAGCGGCAGTGCTACACAGGCGCCGCAGGGACAGGAACCGCTGTAAACCACCCTGCTATCAAGGTAGCCGAAGCGGCCACGTCTTCATCCGCCTTTACCACTTTGACCGTTTCTGTTTTCCCGGTTGCGGTTGTGAACGCGAAAATTGTGTTCAAACCGGTAAAGGTCAGCTTGGCAAGTTTGGGGGCAGGGCTAGCTTCCAATGTGGCAAATTCTTCATCTGCCAGGGTGAACTTGCCCTTCAGATAGCAAACATAGCGGTACTTCCCGTTCGATTTCTTCGATCGGAAAAGTAAGGCATATTCTGGCGCGACACTTCCGCTGCCCTCGATCAACATGCCATTGGTGGTGTTATAGGTCTTACCTGTCAAAAGTGCCGCTGTTGCCAATGGTATATTGGTCACCTCGACCTCAACCGAGCTTTCACTTTCAGCGCTTGAGCTGTCAAAGACCCCATCATCCGCATATTGCGTGTTCGTGTTTCGGGTTGTACTCACCTTTGCTGTTGCCACCGGTGCCAGATAAACCGGTGCCGTGGCGGTGTACGCCGTTGCATCATCTTTCGTTACCGGAGCGTAATACAACTTATCAAGCCCAATTTGGCTTTTGTATTCTCCTTGTCCTATAGTCATTTCTTACTCCTTGTCTTCCATAAAAAGAAAATCCTTGCTCTGGCCGTAATGGCCAGTCTCTGTGAAATCCATATCGCGTTCGGCCTGGAACAAAAAGCCGGCTGCCAACATAGATGCTTCCACATCCGGGAAGCTTTCAAATCCATTACTAGACCACAAATTCAGCTGTACCAGGTGATTTCGTAAGATCTCACGGTCATCTACATGTTCTTCCGGAACAGTTGAAATTACCTGAAAAGTGATATATCGGTCGGGCCACGTCTCGCCGGTCTGCAATACCAACCTGTTATTCTCAACAGGTACTCCCAGCCCGCTTAGTGCGCTCCGAACCCGTGCCCAAATCGTGGCCATTACTCAATACCTCTGGCTTTCAGGCGTGCTTTCATTGCCCGGTAGATCTTTCCTTTATCTTCATTCATCGTCGCGCGGACATATGATTGCGCCTCAACACTTGAAGATCCAAACTCGTGGACCATGCCATATCGAACTACTTCTGCTGGAGCATCAATTAACCCGATTTCCACAAACGAGACATTACCGTCACGTTGGATCTCGCTCCGTTTGAGATGCCCTTTTAGTTTGCCAGTCCGAACGCGCGCCCGGAGTTGCATGCCTGCCAGGGCAACTTCAGTTCCGGCATCCAGCATATCGCCGGCAATATCATCAATCTGCGATCGCTCCAGCTCGTCCAGGTCTTCCAGCATTTTCTGTAAATTTGCTGGCATTCTCAAGCCCGCTTTCATCAACCGGCTCCAATCATGGCAACCTTGAGCTCCTGATATTCATTACGCTCTCTTATGTTGTCAATCGAACGAATTTCCCATGTTTTTCCACGATAGATCACCATCCAGGTTTCATCCAGATCAGGCTGATATCTAATCAAAATAGTGGCTGCCTTGCTGGCTCCTGCCGCGTCAGCCTGCCAGATCTCATTTCCATGTACATTGACCCATCGGCACCACGTCTGAATCTGCTGCCCCACAGCAGGGGTGGTAAATCCACCGGCATCTTCCACAAGTATGCGCTCTTCCAGGATAATTTTTGTTCGCAGATCTCCCGGGTTGGTTATGTTGTTGCCAATCTTCATGTGGTCAGCTCCGATAACTCTCTCAGTCGTACTGCTTCTGCCTTGAGTTGCAACAATACCGCGTTCAGACCAAAACTGAGCACCGATTCTGATCCCAGCTGTGCGGGGTTTTCGTACCATTGAACTAAAAGCATCCTGGCAGCTGACTTGGCAATCACATTGATCACTTCATCCTCGGTCCACTTCCACCCGGTTGCGTTTTCGATGTACGCGTCCACCTGGTTAAGCAGATCCAGCATGTTCTGATCGTCAATCTCGCAGCGTAATACGGTTGCCGCCTCGGTAGGGGTCAGGATGCTTGCCATTATTTCACCTCAGCCTTTTTGGCCGCTTTCTTTTGGCCAGACTCGGCGGTGGTGTCCTTCAGAGCTGGACCACCTCCGTTCTGTGCTTCTTTTTCCATGACCACCCAGCCAGCCTTTACGTATGCTTCCAGGGCGTCAGGATGGACATCTAACCGATATCCATCCTTGGTCACAGTGATAAACTGCACCTCAGCCATGACAGCCTTAGCTCAACCCAATGGCGATTGCCTCTGGATCTAAAACGATCGCGCCATACATGATCGAGACTTCGTCCACGACCTGGCGATATTCAGCATATCGGCGGATCTCAAACACCAGGCCGGTGTAGGGATCGCGGATGCTGGTGGCGTCGATAGCCGCATCACCCTCTTTCGGGATCTCCGGCAGACGGACGCCCAAACCAAGCGCCGACTGGTTGAATGCCAGGTTTGGGGTGTACTGATGAATGCTGACCGCTTTGCCGGTAGCACCAGCTCCCAGCAAACCCGGAGCACCGATCGTCAGGGTTCCAAGCGCTTCAATGCCTGCGGTAACGACATACTTCGAGCCGGATGGTTCGTCCGCGATTGAGATCACATCGCCTGCCAGGATGGTTCCTGTACCGGTCTTGACTGTGATCTCTGTCGCACCAGCGGCATGGTCTCCGTCCAAAACATAAGAGGCACCAGTGCCTTTGGTATGTTTGGGCATTTGATTGGTTTCGTAGATATTGAAGCCTTGGACCCGCGTGCGGTATCCGTTTTTCATCATCTCATCATCACCAGCTTCATTGGCCTTCCACAGCATGCCCATATAAGCACGCATCGCCTCCGCGGTCGCTGTGTTCAGCACCAGGGAAAGTTCTCCGTTGGACCGTTCATTCCTTGCCAGGATACCCCACAGTTTTGCAAAGTACTCCAGGTTAGCGGAAGATGCCGTGAACGGCACGGTATCAGCCGTACCAAAAGCACGGCTGGCATTCAGGATCGCTACGCCTGCCAGGTAACTTTCGATCCCGGCTGCCAGCTTGTCGAATGCCTGCAGATACTGGTTTTGCCGGCGGATTGCCATAGCGGCGTCACCGATTGCTTCTGAAGCTTCCCCGGTCACCGCAATGCGCACTGCCTTTCGGAATGCCATTGTGTAGCTAAGTTGTTTTGCCACATCAGCAGCGGGTGCAGGCAGGGTCGCCGAGGGCTCCACGTCAACTGCGGCGCTTACCTGGGGCACATCCCAGACTACACTTTGACCCTTTGCGGCTCGGGAGAGCTGGCCATCCACCTGGACGGCTCTGATCATCCCAAACTGGCGCCGCGGAAATTCCGCGATACCAGCATATAGGGTGGGGAACAAACTTGCTAAAGAATCAGCCATTTTCTACTCCTCCTTGTCAGTGACCTTGCCACCATTTGTCATGAACCTGGCTTTGTCACTGATACTCATCCCGTCGAATTCCTCGCGGGTCATGGTGTTTTTGGCAGTGCCAACTTCTGCAGCTGCCTCGGATACAGGAACAAACAAACTGGCAGTGCTATCAGCAAGATCGCCTGCCTTGGTCAGTTTGTTGTAAAGGTCGATCGCCTTTTGTGCTTCGGCTTGAGCCTCGTCCAGCGCGGGCTCAAGAGCCAGAGCAGCATTGACGTCTTCCTCGGTGCCGCCCAGGAGGGTTTCAATCTCCTGAGCCTTGTCATTCACGGCCTGTACGCGTTTTTGCGCCAGGTCATATGCACTCTTGAATGTGGTCATTTACTTTCTCCTTCTTGAGAGTTTTGATTTTTTCGCGCAGTGCCTGGACGGCTCTCTCGCGTTCCATTTCGCCCTGGTCGGGCTCTGTATCGGTGGCTTCTTCCGGCACGCTGGTTGCCGGCTCCTCCGTAACATTCAATCCTTTTTGCATCATTTCCTGCACAGCTTGTGGGACCTCACGGTATCCTTTCAAAGCGTTGTTCATCACTGGCAGGGAATCTTTTGCCATTACTGCCGCTCTTGCTGATGCCGGCTGGCTGATGATTTCATCCACAAACCCATAATCAAGCGCAGTCTGTGCGCTCATCCAGGTTTCATCTGCCATCATTTTTTCGATCTGGGGCTGTTCGAGCGTGGTCTTTGCCATATATGCTTCCACGATCCCTTTTTTCAGCTCTTTGAGCATGCTAATCGTGACCCGGTGATCATCCACATTCCCGATGGTGATCGTCCAGGGATCATGGATCATGAAAAAGGCAGAATCCTGCATCTGGACCTTGGACCCCGCTGTGGCAATGTAGGTTGCTGCGCTTGCGCACAACCCGTCAATCTGGCAGGTCACCTTACCTGGATACGACATTAACATTGATCGGATTGTGCTGGCCGTCATCATGTCCCCACCGGATGAATGGATCCGGAACAAAACCGGTTTTCCGGCTGCTTGGTCCAAGGCCTCCTTCATTGCGTCTTGGGTGACATACCCCGGAGGTGGATGGACTGGGTCAAAGAACCAGTAGCTGTCCATGATGTCGCCATAGCAGTAGATTTCCACCTCTCCGCTCTCAATGGCATCAAGTACCAGGGGTTTTCTCTGGTCATGGGGATTTTCTTTGAGTACCAAATCATTTATTTTCATTTGTGTCCTTGCCGGGCATGGTAAGCCCTTTTTTCAGTGATTACCGCCATATTTCCAGGGAAGTAGTGTTGATCTCCGCCTGGGTAAGGTTCCAGGTCATTGATCGCTCTGGCTTCGTTAGGCGAGTAGATCCCGTCCAAAATTTGGGTATGCAGGAAGTCTGCTTGTGTTTTGGTGTCCAACTGCATCACAGCTTTGCGCTCAAACCGGAAAAAGCCCGCATCCTGCTCCTCAGTTGGCAGCCATTTCAGCCTGGCACTCTGTTCAAATTGCACCAGGTAGGGATTGAGAGTAGTTCCCAGGTAATCCAGCTGCTGCTGTTCGTTCGATTGGTACGATTGTTTGCCCAGGTTGAGTTTGTACTGTGGAAGTCCGAAGTAGTTTGCAATCTCAGTTTCTGTCGCCTGGATACTTTCCAAGAACTGAACGTCTGAAGCGTTCATGGTGATCTGTTTGAAATCAAGGATGGCATTGTCCTGCACCATTACGCCGTCCTGGGCTGACTTCAGATAGCTATCTTTCACCTTCTGTCTGGCTTCCTCACTAATTTGGCCATTGACCTTAAGAATCGCCGTAGGCAGCAAGCCGTTACCCGTCAGAGTGTTCCTTGAATTATTGGCTCCGATCTGTCGGTTGATCGTATCCTGGGCATATCCCAGCACCGATCTGCCATAAACCCCTTTTTTGTCGGGGTTGATCATCAGGTGCAGTATTTCCGGATCCGGGATATCTTTTGTCTCACCGTTGTCAAACAACACCTGGAAATACCGATTGCCCCGTTTATCAAAAACCGGTCTTACCTTGCCTGCCTCCAGTTGGAATAACTCCGGGTAAGAGCTTACTGGCCGCCATATATAGGCATTCCCCATGCTCAGCAAGTCCAAAATCAGCCGTTTTTTGAACACAAACGGCGTCTGCCATCTGTTCGGTTCGATTTCGATCAAATACGCCACATTTCGGCTGTCTCCGTCCGGCTTGACCCTTCTGGACCCTCTTTCCAGCCTTTCAAATTGTTGGAAGGGTAATGCGGCAATATCATCGCTCAAAATATTCATGCAGCGATAGACGGTCGATAGTTTCTTTGCGGTTTCAACCGTGATGGTTCCAATTGTTGCCATCGGCGGCCAGTAAAGAAGAAAGCTGCTGTCCCCAGGCTGCATCTCCGCAGGGATCGGGGTCAGCACGGCGTCGTTGATTACTTTTTTCTTGCTCACATACCCCATCCTTCCGACAGGATCCGTTCCTCGAGGTTATCACCCTGGTTATAGAAACGTGCTCTGCACATCGCCAGTACAAGCGCCATTACAGGGTCAATTCGCTTTGTCCTGATCACGCTCTTGCCCTTGGTTTCTTTGACCAGCTTTTTCAAGCCTGATCCATTAGTCGCGATCGAGGCGTTCCCGAAGGTCCATCTCAACAATGGGGTTATGCTCATGGGTCAACTGGCCTGATCGCATCAGGGTCTCAACCGTATTCATCGGGTCTGTCAGGACCGCAAAAGTACCCTGCTGAGTAACCACATTGATCCCTTCTTTCATCTCAGCCTGGGTCAGCATGACTGCAAACGCTGGGTCGGACACCAACTCGACCACTTCATACATTTCTTTGTATTCAAGGATCTTGCCAAGGATTGCCCAATGATCGATCGTGTCTCCCTCGGTCACATGAACATATCCTCCCATCTCCCATTTGTCGTATGGGACATGATCTGTGCGGGTCCGTTCCAATAGTGTATTGCGCGGAATAAAGGCGTCACTTTTGAAATACCAGTGATCCAGACCCGGCTGAGGTGGGAATAGTCGTACGATTGCAGAGAGGTCAGTCGTTGTAGATGCGTCCTGGCCAATAAAACATTTCAAGCCAAGAAGCTTTTCATCAGGGATTTCTTCTTCCGTTTGGTCGTAGACTTCCAGCTCGATCCAGCTGGTCAACTTGGTGGTAACCCACTGGTTCAGATCCAGCCAGCGAAAATTCAGCTCAACCTCCGGGCTGTTTTTTGCCCGGTTCGCCGCGTCCCGCATGGACTCGATATCCTTGGCCACACCCAGGGAAGGATTGGATTCATACCAATGCTCCTCGTTATAGATATCCTCCCCTTCATAGGAGTAGATGGCCACATACCAGGATGGATCCGAGATCTCGCCCGACGCGACCCTCATGGCATAATCGTGCAGCTCCCAGCCAATGCTTACGCGGTCAGGGTCCTTGCCAGCGGTCGTAAAATTCCACCAGATCGGCTGGGATCTCGAAGCGCCGGATCCGTGGGTCATAACATCCCACAAATCACGATTTGGCTGCGCGTGGATCTCATCAAACAATACCGCGCTGGGTTTGTACCCATGTTTCGAGTAAGCCTCCGAGCTCAACACCTTATACCGTGATCCACTGACCCTGTCAGTTATTTTCTTGTAGGATGCCAGGATCTTGGACCGTTTCAGCAGCGTTGGAATGATTTCAAGCGTCTTACTGGCTGCGTCATAGATGATCGATGCCTGCTCCCGGTCTGCCGCGCATCCGTAGATTTCACCGTTGATTTCTCCATCGGCAAACAGATGGTACAGCGCGACCCCAGCGCCAAGCTGAGATTTCCCATTTTTCTTGGGGACCTCAACCCAGATATATCGGTACTGCCGGGTGCCGTCCTCTTTGACGGTTCCGTACACATCGCGCAGGATCTTCTCTTCCCAGGGCAGCAGTTTGAATGGCTGCCCGTAGAACTTCCCGTCGGTATGTTTCAGCATGGAGAAGAATGCGCAAACGCGGTCTGCTTTAGCCTGGTCAAACGACATGTTTCCCGCCTTTGTTCGCCATGACTTCAAATTGAATGGTCGGATCGCCTAATAGCTTTTCCATCTCATCCATCGGATCTTCTTCTTCAGCTCGTTCCGGAACCACTCCCGCCCTGGAGCGTGGGGTAAGGTACATCTGCTGCTGATACTCGCGCAAGCTCGACCGCTTGCGGTCCAGCCTGGCATCAATGTCCAATACTGTCTTATATGCGAGCTGCACCTTGTTCACTATCTGGACCAGCTGCTTTGCCAGCACATCCCAGGTATCCTCTTCGTTAGCTTTGTAATCAGCCATGTGACGCCTGTGCATCAGCACATCCTCCCGCCGGTCTTTCCAATCTTCCAGTGCGGCAGTCCGCATGATCATCAGATCCTGTTCTTCTTCCAGGGTGAGGCAATAAGCAATCAGCAAGTCACGGTCCTGGCTGTCAACTCGTTCAGCTTTCAGGCTGTCAAACTCGCGCATCAACCGTCTCCAGCTTTCTCGCGCAAACGTGTGACCTTTCAGTTCTTTGGGAGCCGAAGCAGGCAAATTTCTGCCCGTTTTATTCGCGTTTTCTGCTGAAAATCTCTGATTTTTTTCGTCCAGAGTTTCATGTCTGACTACTAAATCAGCTGGTTTTTTAGCAGGCATTGGGTTTCTCCACATTGGGATTTCTTTTCGTACGAGTGACCACCCGCGCTCGACACCCTCCGACTGAAAACTTTTTCATCCCCCCCTCCCCATCTCTTCGACTGTCTTCTTCGAGTGACAGCTCGCGCACAACGCTTGGAACGGCCCCCCCCAGAACTTTATTGGGTCTCCTTTATGTGGATAAATATGATCTACATGCACTGCAGGTGTCAAAATGCCTACGCGCTCACACGAAGCGCACCAAGGGTGCTCTGCCAGGAACGCCGCCCGGAATTTCTGCCACCTTCGGTCGTACAACCTCTGCCGGCTCCGGTCTCTCTTCCACACACCTGCAGATGAAGCCGCATGCAACGGGCACCGACCGCTTGTCACAAGGTTGGGACAACCAGGATACGAGCAGGGTTGCAGCGGTTTATTCGCCACAGTCCCCCCCCACCAGCCGCCTCACTTCCAATCTCAGGCTCTCAATCTCCCGGCCCATCGTAGCAATCTGCTGGTCTTGCTCCCGGATCTTCTTATCCTGTTCCCTGATCTTCTTATCCTGCTCCGCCACTTTTGACGTCTTCTCTTTCAATTGAGCCGATAATGTTTCCACATCCTCGCTCAATTTACGTGCCTCTTCCCTCGTACTGATCGCGCTCTGTCTGATATTCATCCAACTTCGCCTTCATCTTCTCGTTTGCTTCGACTTCATCATCCAGCCTCTGATCCATCGTTACGATCCACTCCTTCACGCTCCTTCACCTGCTCCTTCGAAGCTGAATGCGATGTCGTCACGATCGCAGTCACAATCGACCCTACAGCTGTCAACACCGGGATCGATGCCGCCAGGATAATCGTCAAAGTCTCAGCGCTAATCGCAAGGGGCATCAGTATGATTCCTCACAAGCGCGACCCGCTCAGCCAGCGCGATCACAATGATCATCAAAACAGCCGCCAGCCCATCGATCTTTCCAATCGAATCATGCGTCATGGCTGCGTTTGCAAACTCATATGTCCCATAACCAAGGGGGATACACTGCACCATCCAGAAAAACCGAAAAGGCGATTTCGGATTCTTCCGGATCGCCCTTACGTTCATGTACATAAATGCCAGGCAGGCAATTACCAACGCCCACGCCAGCACGACTGCAACCAGTTCCTGGATGGCCAAGTCCATTTAGATAATAAAGTCCCGCGCAGCCTTGATCTGCTTGACCTTGCTGGTTTGGGGTGAAGCGATGTACGTACCAGCATTAAAGATCAAAGCCTGAACAAAGGCATAGAGCGCCCGTTGCCATGTGATCGGGCTTTCTGATGGGATCAGTCCGTTGTTGACCAGCAGGAAGATCGTTACTGTAACGACCACCATCCCAGCGATCATGATCCCGCTCTTCAGCTCCGACCTCAATCCTGCATACCAGGTCGAAAGCGCTGGGAAGTACGATGCCAGAAGGCTCGCAATCACTGCAATGATATTGAGCAGCATCTCAGGGGTAAACTCAATCGGTTGCATATCAACTACCCTTCTCCTGGTTCTCCAGGAATTAAAAGAAAAACCAACCACGCGATCTCTCCCAAGATCGATGGTTGGTTGGAGCCAACAAACGCCAGTTAGTTATACGGTTTTCTAATTCTTAGTTTAGCATAAATGCTGGTGTAATGCAAGTAATTTATGGCTTTTGGCCATTCTGGCCAATCAATTCCGCCAGTGCTTTTGTCCCGACATCCCAATGAAACTCCTGTCCACAGTTTACGCAAACACCCCGCCAGAATGTAGTCGCGATCCCATTCACAATCAGCATCTGCCGCCCTTTGTAGTCACTCAACCTACCGACCTCCCGGCCGCACTTCTGACATTCAATGATCGCTATTTCTTCTGGCATTTGCGCCACTCTCCTAAGACTTGGCTCGCCGCAGATATGCCGGCACATCGCTATCAGGTCCACTAAACGCGTCCACAACCTCTTTTTGAATAAATGCTAGTGGAATAGGCTCCCGGATCTGATCCGGATATTCATCCCAACTGAACGGGACCTCGAACACATTCAATTTCCCTCGCACCTCAAATGGGTCAATCGGTCGGATCCTGCGCAGGATCCAGGCAAACTTCCCCTTCTCATGCCAGTATTGGTCGATCTTTTCCTTTGGCTCCTTGGTGCACGCGACCAAATCCGCCACTGCCAGCACCTTGCCAAAGCTCAGTTGCTCAGGGTCAATCCCGATCTTGAATGCCTGCCTGACATACTCAATATCCCGCTCGAGGTCTTTCTTGCTCTTGCTCGCGTGGATCAGAATATCGCCACGGTGCCCGGTATACCACTTCCTGTTTTCAACTGTCTGATACCCATTGGCGATCAACCATGCCCAGGGTTGCTTAATGCTGATTGCTTTCATGCTTCTTCCTCCGTTCGTTTGCTTAATCCCTTCATATATTCATCCAGCTGCAGCTTTGCTTCCGCCGCCGCTTTAGCCGTTACAGTAACGGCATCTTGATCAAATGGTGTTCCGCGAACACACTCAACGTATTCATTAAGCGCGTCTATCCAGGCATATAACAGCCCATTGAAATTCACGAGCTCATCTTCGTTCATTTCGCCGCCTTTCTGCGAATGCCTTGCGCAATAAACCATTTGCTCACAGCGGCGGCATTGCGGTCATTCAGCCCGATCGCCTGCGCCATCCAGAAGTAAGATCGACCCTCGTCCGCCCACGCCAATATCTTATCGCGGTTGGCTTCAATGCGCTCCCTGGCAAACAAATAGCTCATAGTCCCTCGCCCCCCTCGATTGCCACCACCAACATCGCAATCACGACAAGCCCGATGCACGCGCCGGCGACCAAGCCAATCAATAATCCAAGTGCAAACTGTACCATTTCAATCCTCCAATTCAAACCAGTCTATATCACTCATCAGCCAACCTCTGATTCGTAACCACCGCCCAACGCCAAAACCGCGGGGTAATCTTTGTGGCTTTCACAGTCCACAACGGTTGGTATTTCAACTATATTGCTTTTGCCGATAAAGTTGCTCCGCACATCGACAAAAACATCACTATCCCCGCCACAAAATTTGTTGAATAAATGTTTTGCTTTGCCACGAGTTTCAGCAAATACATAGCATATCCAGTCCTCATGGTCATAGCTACATGCATACAGGTTCATTCCTCACGCTCCTTGCCATTTGTCTCTGAGTTTCCACTCGAATTCTTCACTGGGAATACCATCATCTGGCATCGTCCCTTTCAGGTCTGATAATTTAGGCAACCCATCATCTTCCTCGGCGATGCGGGCTTGCAGTTCCGCAACTCCATCGGTGGTTGGTTGCATTTCTACAACCTGTCCCCAACTAAGCGACAGTTCCCACGCGTTGCACAAGGAATTTGCTGACACGCCAATATCGGAAACCCGACATTTTGCAACTTGCACACCTTTAGTATTAACAGCCGCAGGCAACGTACAAAGCCAATTTTTACAATTTTGACATCTCATTCCTGCTCCTTTGCTCTGGCGGCACATATGCCATCCCTAATTCCCGGAAAACATCCGTCTCCTCAGGGGTATCCAATAAATTGCCATCCCGCAATAATCGACCATCCAAAAAGCGCATATCATCCGGACACCATCCACCCTGACTGACCTTGGTTACCATCTTGCGCGAGAATTCAGCTGAACCCGTCCTGATCATCATGATACAACCCCAAGTCTCAGGTCGACATAAAAACAGATCCACGTTCGGCTTGCTTGGGATACCCTGGGAGGAAAATTGGATGTACTTGTTACCCGCTTTTATAGGCTGGTATCTGAGTTGCTCCATCAGCTCGAAAATTACTTCCGCCGGAGTCGTTTCGGTAAAACCGAACAACCCAACTTTAGTTTCCCTTAGGATCCCTACGAACTCAATGTCGCCTACCAGTTTCTTTTTCCTTCGCAAGCTCCCGGCAATCTCCAACCGCTCGAAGTGACCCCCCAGCAATACAAGCAGATCATCGGCGATTTTCTTAGCTTCAGAATATGGCACTTTCATCCCTTCACTCATTTTCATCCTCGATAATTTCTTCCTCGTGATTTAACCGCCAAAGCGTCACACCAACCTGGACCGCGAAAAATAAAACCAGCCAGATCACCACGATCGCCAGGGCGGCATGTAACAACCATTCGGCAGCCTTTACCAGGCTCAAAATAATCCCAACTGCTTTTCACGTTCATGCCTCGCCAGGTCGCTGCCGGGGTTCGCGTCCGCGATCAATGCCCGCTGCAGCCGCTCAAAAATGATCTTCGCGAATCGCTTTCGGTCGATCCGGTTGCCGTAAATAAACGCCCCATCCCAACCCAGCGCCAGGGCGATCTGCAGCTCGTTCAGCTTGCCTTCCCGCTCAATACGCAGGACCATCGGCGCCATTTTGGCCGCGAAAGCTTGCACTCCATTCACGACCCCGATCTCAATCGCTGAATCAACCAGCGAGCGGATCACCAAAGTCTCCTTACGCGCCATTTTTCACCTCTTGTTGGTTTCTCCAAAGCTGCCTGAATTGTTCAAGTGCCTTTTTTTGCTTTTCAGCCGCTGTCTCTTGCCTGATTTTGTGCTTCAGCCGGTACACAAACACCCCCGGACCAGCCGAATCTCCCAGGTCGAGAATGTCATCGGCCAGTTCTTTGACCTGTTCCAGCGTCCAATCACCCGATCGCACAGCTTCAGCCACCTGGCCATACACCTGCGGGAATACTCCCAGCCGTTCCAGCTTGCCTTCCAGCGGGCGATCAATCACATCGTGCCAGCCGTTACTCTTGTCCAGATTTCTGGACTGGTTGTCCAGTTTTTTGGACTGGTTGTCCAGATTTCTGGACTGGTTGTCCAGTTTTTTGGACTGGTTGTCCAGTTTTTTGGACACTTGTCCAGATTTCTGGACTGATTGTCCAGATTTTTGGACAGTTTCCTCGCGCGGTTTAACAAGATAATCAGGAGGTAGGTTAAAATCTTGATTAATATACTCTATATCTTTAACCTCCTCCTTAATAGACCTGTCCAGATTTCTGGACAGGTTGTCCAGATTTTTGGACAAGTTATCCACAGGTTTATCCACAGGTTTATCCACAGTTTCTTCCGCCTCTTGAGCACCTCCATGCAAATAGATGGTGATCCTGGAATAGTGAGTACTGCTGGACAGCAGCCAGCCGCAATCTCTCAATATCCCAAGGTGCCCGTATAGTGCGGATCTTGATAGTCCCGTCACCTCCATTAGTTCGTTAATCGAAAAGTCTTGTGAATCGTCTTCCTTCCCCCACAAAAGCCCCCGCAGCTGTACATACGTCCTGAATACGCCCGCCGGCAGGGTCGTGTCATAGACGATATCTGCAGGGATGGCAACAAACTTGGGTGGCAGTAGTGGGCGTGCCATTGCTAAATTCTGAACAGATCTAATTGAATGGATTCCCCGAACTGCATCTCAGCGCTTTTATCCATCTCGCGCAGTGTATCAGCCAGGCTGATGATCCTTGACTTGTATTCCCGGACCCGAAAATCCTCATATTCAGCTTTTGACTGTGCCAGGTAATACCCTCCGTCTGCCCCCTTTCGATGGCAGATCAGGTAGCCCTGTTTGCGTAAGCTCTCAATTCCAGCCCGCATAGTCCGATCATCTTTTCTGCCGATCAATCCCCGCCAGCGTAGTCTCTCCGCCAGATCTTCCCGGCTCAAGGGATATTCATATCTGCGGTTCTCGAGTTGCTCCAGAATGCGATATTCAAGCTCAGTTAAAGTTTGTGTGTCCATGAATTCCTCTGCTATAATTGGAGAGTTCCATGAGGAACCCTGAACTAATCCTGGCCAACGGCTCCTGACCGTTGGCCAGGTCTGTTAATATCCTCAGACAGACGCTCAAGCACAATGCTTCTTGCGATACCTGGCGTCTGCCTGATATAGCCATTTGCTTCGAGATCCCCGAGCAAACCGCGGATGTGTGATGTGCTCGATAGTGCCATCAGCCGCATCAATTCGCGTATGGAAGGAGAATAACCATGCGTTTTGATGAACAGCTCAAGCTGGCGTAAAAGTTGAGTGTGGATCTCTCTTAATGCAAAGGGCTTATCCGCGGTTTTCATTCGAATTTCTCTCATTACTTGGGATAATGGTTATTATCCCAACCACGCTAATAAGGGGGTTCTTTTGATCATTTTGAACCCTTCACCAACCCCAGCATTTCACTCACTGTCATCCAGGTCTTGTCCGGGTTTGGTCGCAACTTCTGTAAATAAATTCGGGTTGTCTCTACGTTGTTTTGCTTCAGAAACCTCCTTATCGTGTCTTCATCATCCCCCGCCTGGGCGCGTAAATAAGCCGCCGTATGGCGCAGGGAGTGAACCTTCAGGCCGGTGGTTCTCAACCCGGCATTTCGGGCGCAATACTTCAGGCTGTCTCTGACCGTTTGGTCCGAGATTGGCAGATCAATGATTTTCCCCATGTTTGTGTACCGATGGAAAACATAGCCTGTGTATTTACCTTCCGCCTCGGCATATGCCATGATCGCTTCATAGACCGGCGGATAGATCTCTTTGGTTTGATTCGGCTTGCCCTTCCCCTGGTACCGCATCACGATCACGCCCCCAGGCTGGATCTCGATGTCTTCGTACCGGAGAGTCCTCAGCTCCGAATTGCGCAGCCCTGTCAGCAGGTAGCCCACGAACAACGCCAGATTGCGCTTGCCAGGCAGATTTCTCGTATCGATCGCCCGCAGAAACGCGCCGGCTTGCTCTTCATCCCAACACACCGCCTTCCCGTACCGTTCCACTTTCGGCGGCTTGAAGCTCACCGCCGGGTTATCCTCGCGTAAGCGGTATTCCTCACCATCCATGCCCAGGGAAACATATTCCTGGATAATGAAACTGAAAAAGCTCTTGATCCCGCTGATCCGGGTCGCGATAGTCGCGTCAGCCCGCCCCTCGTTGTGCAGGTGTGCCATCCAGGCGGTGATATCTTTCCTGCTGATCTCCCAGGCGTTCTTTTCGCAAAATTCCAACAGTCCATTCAGGCTCGAGCGGTAACTCTGGGCGGTATGCCGGCTGTTCTGCCGGCTCAGCCAAAGCGTGATCGCATCGTTCCAGGCTTTCTCATCAGCAATTGACATAGGAAACCCCAGGATTCTTGATAGAATTGGTGATGAGATGGAAAACTTCTGGCAGACGATCCAACCCTGGCTTGCGCCGATTGCCCTTGTGATCTCCCTTGTAAATCTCTATGTGGCGTGGAGAGATCGTCAGGTCCGGTGCCAGGTCATTTTGAAATATGTCCCAGGGATCCAAAGCCTTCCTTATTTTTACCCTCGTGTTCAAGCGTTGATCCCGCTGCTTGATTTGATCATTATTAACCACAGCAAAGATCCTGTTTGGATCTCTGACATTCAGATTCGCAATGGAATAGGCAATGCAGGTATACAGCTCAGCTATCAGTATAGAAACCTCAATTTGGAGAAAATGGGTGAACTGGGGGAGGGGATAAAAATTGACGGCAAAAGCAGGGCTCGTTTGTGGATCGATGTCAAAGCAATCCCGAACAAGCAAGATCAAGTCATTAATGTGAAATCCGACATCTGGCTTCAAGCAGTTATTACTCTTGCCACAAGCAAACGGTTTCATTCCAGACCTATCCTATTACCTGTAGAAAAACTGCTATGGCGCTCAGAGCTACCATTAGAATCCCGAGAATAATGCTCACGTTGTCCTCATGAATGACAAACTTTCGGTAAAGCTCAAACAATATAAGAGCGATCACAACACCAATAAAAAAACCTAACAGAATACCCAAGAAGAAAGGATCCATCTAAGCCCCCTTACGAGCTCTAAGCCTGGGTGCAATCTCTTCCTGCCAAAATGCGGTCAGGAACATCGGTATTACGAAAACGAGAAATGGGGATAAAAGTACTAATACATCGCGTAACATGGCAATCCTTTCGTACTACTTAATGGGTTCTTCTTCGGCTTCTTTTTCTGGTTCGTAAAATCGGGTCCAGTCAAAACCCAGGGTAGAACCGAGCTTTTGAGCAAGGCGAACGGAGGGATTTGTATTCCCATTTTCAAGCTTAGACAGGGAAGCTCTATTAATACCCACTATCTGGGCAACTTCCTCTTGAGTTAATCCTTTTTCATTGCGTATTTCTTGTAACCAAGTCATTTATTCACTCCATGTGCAAATCCTGCACATATGATAGTGCAAAAAATGCACCTTGTCAAGGTTGAATTTTATGAACTGGTGGAGAATTTGCATTTTTCGGTTCATTTCTTGCATGTGCTTTATAAGCACATTATTATTTGAGGAGGTGCAGAATGAACTACTTAAAAACAGCCCGTAAGATGAGAAACTTGACCCAAAAAGATGTCGCACAAATGATAGGCGTAGATCGTTCCACATACACCAGGTATGAGAGTGGCGAAGTACAGCCGGACAATGACAAGCTCAGAAAACTTTCAACAGTATTTGGAGTGAGCATAGACTACCTACTAGGGCGAAAAAGCAATTCAGAAGGTGAAGAGAGCCGCATGATCCCTCTTCTCGGATCTGTCCCCGCCGGCACGCCGACCGAAGCCATTGAGGACGTGGAAGAATACATCGATATCTACCCCCGCTTTGTCAAACACGGCGAGTTCTTTGCTTTGCGTGTCCAGGGCGACAGCATGGAGCCCGACATCCGGCATGGAGATATTGCGATCATCGAAAAACAGGAATTTATTGATAACGGCGCTGTTGCCGTCGTGCGTGTCAATGGTCAGGACACCACCATCAAACGCGTGAAGCTGGCCGCCAATGGGCTCATGCTGATCCCCCAGCAATCCCGTCTATGACCCGGTCTTCTTCGATTCCGACCAGGTCGCCACCCTTCCCGTCACCATCATCGGCAAGGTCATCGAAATCCGTAGGAGGCTCTGATGTCAGACAACTTTTATTCCAAACTCGCCGGCGTTAGCAAGAAAAATGAAGATGGTCGCCGCAGGCAAGAGGTTATTGAAGAAGATCTATACGAGGGGCTGGTCCTCCACCTCGAGCGGGAACCAGAAAATCCTTATGATCCCAACGCTGTCGCTGTTTTTGCTTCAGAATATGGTGACCAGGTTGGGTACCTCAATGGCAAGGTCGCAGAAGAACTCGCTCCTCTGATGGATCGTGGTCAGCTGGTCACTTGCCAGGTTGCTGAAATCACTGGAGACTATGGCCAAACCAGGGGGGTCAATGTATTGATCACCAAATATACCCTGGACGAAACCCAGGAATTGATCGAAGCTGCGAAAGCCCGTAAGTCGGTAGACGAAGCTCAAAAATCACAACCGGAAGCACCAAACCCATCATCCTCAGAATGGACTGAAACAAACCTGCTGCCAGGTGTGGAAAATTATGTTTCACCGGGTAAGAGTTCTGCGTCTACTGCCGGCAAACCTACCCTGAAACAACGCTGGAACTCCCTGCCAAAGAAAACAAGAACCTGGATCATCGTTCTGGTGATTGTCTTGATCCTTTACCTTTATGGCTCGCTTTAATTAGCACTTTGACATAATGTATCACCATACTGGCGCACTCTCCAGGCATCACGGATAAGAGCATCTAAAGACCTCACGGCTCACGGAAATGGCGAGCCTTGCTATCCCATCCCCGCAATAACGGCCTTAGGGTTCACATCCGTGAGGTTCGGAGGTTCGAG